ATGTTTGATTAATTGTTTTACTAAAGTCGTATATGATGGTTTCGAAGCATACAATGTTAAGTGGTCTGCCATTTCATAAACACTACCACCGTTATCTCTCACTTCTCTTAAACCTTCATATGCCCATACTTCATTAATAATTCTTACATAGTCTTTTACACTATCACATTTGGTTTCATATACTTTTACACCCCAACCAATCCATTTGTCTTGATCCCATGTGATAGGTAGTAACCATTCATCATCTTTGTTAAATGTTCTAATACCAAATAGATTGTTACCTTCGTTTGCAAATCTTGATTGACCCCAACCAGTCTCTAGAGCTGCCTGTGCAATAATTAAAGTTTTAGGTATTTGTTTTTCTATTGGTACATCTTGATAGATGTGGTCAATACATTGTGATAAAGACATTACAAATTCATCTTTACCATTTGTTGTATCTACAACAGGTGTGTATTTGATTGGTTCTATCTTTACGATAGGTGCTGGTGTGCTGTCAGTATGACCATCATAAAAATCTGCACAACCATCGTCCGTACAATTATTCATTTGTTCATTGGCAATTGCAAAAGCAATCAAACCAAAAATAATGAAAGTTATTGAAAATAATCTCATCATAGACCCCTATTATTTATTTGAATAGAGGAAGTCTTCAATTTCAGACCATGCCTCGTCTTCGTTATCATGCCAAGAGAAACCTACAAAAGACCAATCTACTTGTAGTGTTTTAGCATATTCTAAAACTTTTGAAACGGGTTCGCCAGATTTAACTTTAGCGATAAGTTCGTCTAAGGCTTTTTCTGCCTCATCCCATAACCATTGTTTTGTTTTACTCATAATATAACCTTTCTTTGTTCATTTATAGTAATACTATACATGGTTTTAGGGTAATTGTCAAGGATTAATTCAATAAAAAAACCCCTATATTTCAAGGGGTTATTTAAAAAAATAGGGGGGTGCGACATTCTGACGCAAGGGTTTTATGCGTTTTTTCGCATAAAATCGTCATTCCAATCAAAAGCCTCTTTGATTAGATTTGCTGTCAATCCCTTATAGTGTTTATTTAATTCGTTATCTTTTGCCCATACTAATAGTTTTGCTTCTTCTTCACTCAAACCCTCTAACATCTGTATGAACATATTATCTCTTTTCATTTGTGATAATTGTGGATTACCACCTTTTAAGAAATGAAACATTCTTTTAACTTCTTGTTTTAACCAAGTATGCTCTGTGCCTACTGGTGCCTCGTTTGGTGTGTATGGTGGCGAACCTTCTGGTAATAACCATTCTAGTTTGTCATCAAAAGCACCTTTCAAAAACATTCTCAATTCATTGGTATCGTATTTCTGTAATACTTCTAATTTTTTTGGTTTGTCTTTTGCATTATTAACCTTAGTAAGTATTTCATGAAACGATAAATTATATGTTGCGTCATTTACTGCCATTTTAAAACTCCTCTATTTTTCCTATTAATTCTTTCAAATCATTTTTAATCATGTAAGGTAATATTTTACTGCGACTTGATACAGTTACCTTTTCATACTCTTTATATATATCAGTTTCAATATCGTCTGGTATATAATCGAAATCTATAAGTCTTTGGTTTCTTTGATAATTACGATAATGATACTCATTACAAAAATCTTGTGGATCATTACCACGCATTAAACTATCAATCCACCCTGCCAGTTTTTTCTTGGCCACAGGTTTTTGTTTTATTTTATTTACGAAAGTGTCATCTGGTGATAGAAAATTTGGTATACCATCAGATGTATCACCTCGTAGTATATGTTCGTAAATATATTCTTGTGGACTATCTGTTTCTACAAATTTTTTCTGTGTTGGTGAGTATTGATGTATGTTTGGATATTTTTGCAATTGTTGAAAATCTTTGTCACCTGATATTATCAATATTTTTTCTTCATGATTTTTTTTACATATTACAGCAATAATATCATCTGCCTCTACTTTATCTAATTGAACAACCTTGTAAGGAAAGTTATCTCGTATTTCTTCTTTGATAGTATGAATTAAACCAAAGACACTTTCCCAATCTTTGTCATCATTATTTCTACCTTCTCTACGTTTTGCTTTGTATTGTTCAAATATGTCTCTACGCCAAGGATCTGGACCATCTACACATATTACCACTTGACCTGGATAATCATTTCTAAATCTATGTACATAACCTCTAATAGAATTAAGTATCATATGTCTAACCATAGGTATAGATAAAATATTTTTATCCTTACTCATGGCAAGTTGTACAGCGATGTTAGAAATTGCTACTTGGGAATAATCAATCAGAATCATTAAAATCAATATCACTTTCAAATTCTACAACATTGTCTGGCTTAGGTTCTGGAACCTTTACAATCTTTGTGCCAGAATAATTTACTACGGAATACTTCCGTCCTTTTAGTTTTTCAACATACATCATTTTATCTGTTACATTATGAAAAGGATGGTTTAAATCAAATTCACGATATATCAAAGCACGTAAGGCCTCTAAAAATATACCTACATCTAAAAACGTTTTAGTGCCACTTGCTTTACCTATGTTTAGACCATCTTGTTGCATTGCAGCTACCATTTGTATTACAAGATCATCTGCTAAGGAATCAGCAAACTTTTTTGTTTGATGATCTGCAATAGATTCCTTGGATGTTGTTTTATCAACAGGAACCTCTTTACCATCTGGAAAAGATAAAACTTTACCTGTCATTGTGCGTCACTAAAATTTATTTTACCTTCATTAATAAAATGTTCTCTTAAATCTGTATACCCACCTATGAGTTTATCATCTTTCATTATTTGTGGCATTGAACGTACTTGTTTGCCTATCATTTCAAACATCTGGTCAATAGTGACAGTATATTCACTATCACTACCAGACATACTTGTAGATAGTTTATATTCCTCATAAGGAATATTCAATTTGCTCAACAATGCCTTTGCTTTATCACAATAAACACAAGCAGGCTTTGAAAAGACTTTATACATCTATATTTTCTCCTCTAAACTTTCAAAAGCGTTTTCACTATTATTTACTTTACTATTTAGTTCAGCAGCCATTTCTTTTTCAACCAGTTCTCTTAACTTGTTGTATTCTTCAAGAGGATACTGTAACCCTATATAAACCCTATATTCTTCATTAGGGGTAAGAGCGATCTGTATCTTCCACCTTTCATAACCAATAACTTTAGTATTAGTAATTAGATTAATAATAGTATCTTGTGTTTCAGAAACGACTTGTCTGTTACCTTCACCTTGACCTACCTCTTGTATGAAAGTTTTAGTTTCTCTATTCATTTCACCTTTGATTACATCAGCGATATCTGCTTTTGCAATTAAGGTTGCTTTTTCTGTAGCAAGTTGTAAGTCAGGAGAGGTTGCAACACCTACACCATAGATATAAAATTTATCTTTCTTACCAAGAAAACCTTTGTCGTCTGTTTTTTCAACAAACCACTTTGGTACTTCTTCTATCTTACCAGTTTTAGTTTCAGCCTCATTGTCAATCTTTACAGTTTTTGCACAACCAACAGTTAACAAAGTTAGCATTATTATTAATAATATATTTTTCATTTAACATTCACCTCCTTAAATTGACTTAATATATTCACAGCGCCATCCCACATGGTGAACACTACTTCAGGTCCATAGACACTTACGACAATGTAACCAATCACAAGACCCATTATAAATTTAATCATTGTACCTCCAAGTACCGTCTGGATTTAAACAGACTTTTTTAGGTAATAACTTACCTTTCACATATCGGCAATATTCCTGTTCAGATACGCCAGCATAATAAAATTCAGCAAATAGTTCCCAATAACTAGGACCTACATTACCGTCTCTACACACCATTGTAGTTTCTAATAAAGTTTCTTTATCTGGTGTATAAATCTTTTGAATAACACAATTACTTTCAGTTGATTTACCATATGCTGTATTTGTAACAGAATAAATGCACATAATAACAATCATGGTAACAAATATAATAGTCATGTAAATTAATTTCATAATACTCTTTCAATTACTTGCCATCTACCATCAGGTAATTGACAGGCCTTTCCAAATTCTGTGCTTCTATCTAAACTACCTATTCCGTTCATAGGCCAACTGTCTTGAATAGATACAGTTGATGTATAGTCAACACATTTAAAATGGTTTTCTATATATGACCTAGTAATTTTAATATCACCATGATTACCTGTACTAGGATTATGCCAAAGTAAATAACTTGATTTACCTGATGGCATATCATTTAAGTGATCTACAAACATTTGACTATGTATAGTTCTATCATGCATACCCAT